AATTTGAGTTACAATTCCAATGGAATCTTGAGATTTATTAATAACATATAAAGTTTCAGCAGTATCTCCAATATCAAATGTTGCAGATGACTCTGTATTTGCCACAGAAATGGAATTACCACCACCATTTTTTCTAAATGTTACTCTTTCTCCTGTTTTAAAAGAATGACTAGGTAAGTATATACTTTGTGTAGGTATAGAAATATCATAATTTTTATCCCCTAAAGGATATTCTACTGCAATACCAATACCAGGTGTAGATCCAACACCAACAGATTCGGTTGGATTGAAGTATACCTTTTCATTTAATGAAGATTCAAAGAATGGAGAATCTACTGGAACTTTAATTGTATTAGTATAAACATACCCTACAACAGAAGTTGTATGTGCTGATCCAGTAATACCTCTCTTTGCCCTAATTATACTTTTATCTGCAAATATATTCAATACCGATAATACTTCCGTACCAATTCCAATAGTAGATCCAATTGATAATATAGATGGTATATTAGACACATAGATGTCTGTCATAATACCAGAAGAACTATTAGCAGGTAAATCCCTATACAAATTAAAGGTTGCTGTAGATATAGCGACTTTTCTTAATCCAGAAATTTTATCAACAAATGTTGAAAGACCACTTATAGAAATTATGTCATCTTTTTGGAAATCGTGGAAAGGACTTATTTTAATGTCTATACTACCTTTGTCCCAAAGTAAAACAGATCCTGTATATTCTCTAAAGGATGATGCTATAGAAGTTACTGATGCTCCATCAACTTTAACAACTCTTGCACTAGCACCACCACCATTAGTACCAGTATTATCAAAATTAATTAAATCGTCTACTTGATAATTTACTCCTGGATTTCTAATATCTACACTAGTTATAGATCCCTTAGTTGTAGATTCAACAGATGCTTCCTGATTAAACAAACTTTGAGATTCAATAATAAAATCATTTCTTGATCCAGTTACACTTAATTGATGAGGGAAAGTATTTCTAACTATACCTGAAGAATTTAAATTAAAATCTTGATCTTTACTATCTAATTGATTCAGAGATCTAAATCTCTTACCAACAAAGTAAGGGAATTTGGGAGTAAAAGTACCATCAGTTGTTATACCTGCAAAGTAAGCATAAGTTCCATTTGGATATTCTGGTGTTTTGCAGAATCTTGTATTATGTACATCTAAATCTCCAGTAGCATTATAAGTATAATCCTCAACAAAGAATCCATCTAAGAACCCACTAGGACGATCTACAACAGTAGATGAATCTAATTTATAACCAGTTTTTAATACTTGTATACCTGATGAACTATCAAGAGGATCTACAAATCCATAAGGACCATATATTGGATGCCCATCATAAGCATATCCAATTATTGGAGAGTGTGTTGATCCTGTATCATTGAATTCTCCAGATGCTATTTCATTTGAATATGAAATATTAACATATTCTAAACCCCTCTTAAGAGTAGGATGTAAATATTCAGATCCATATCTTACACCATCATTTAATGTTAAAGATCTAATTTTTGTAGAGAATTTAGCATTTCTACCTGCAGGTGTAACACTAATACTAGTTTTTTCTTGGGTATAATTAGTTCCTTCCGAGATAACAACTACTTCAGTTATTTGCCCATTAACAATAACAGGACGAACGACTGCACCTGTTCCATTTCCATTTACTGCCAATTCAGGAATAGAGAAATATTCACTTCCTCTTGATCTAACATCGACTCTTATTAATTTACCACCTACAACAACAGGATATAAAGATGCTCCCTTACCATTTTTAATGGTAACACCTGGGGATCTTTCAAAATTTAATGTAGTACTTCCATAACCTGTACCAGTTTCATATAGATAAGAATCTATAATATTACCTCTAACATAAGGTGTTGCTGTAATAACCCCAGAGGTTCCAGAACCGTATGAAACATTAATGTTTAACTTTATATCTGGATACTTAAATTGGTGGTATCCAGACCCAACAGAGTCTAGTTTAATATGAAGTCTACTATCATAATTATCTGTAATAGTTCCACCAATACCAGCATCTGCAACCCTAAATTGATCTTTATTCTTTTCAAAGATATAATATTGATTAGTAGTAACTAATCCAGATATAACAGTTCCTGTATTTTGATATTCAACTAAATCTCCTTCTTTAAATCCATGATCTTTAAAATTAATGAGATGATCTATGGTTGAAATACCAACTGCTTTAACATTTAACTGTCTATTTTGATAATTAGAACCACCTTCAATAACTTTAATTGATTTTAAAGTCTTCTTACCATTAAATGTTCTAAATCTATGAATACCAGAATTAGAAGTAGTAGTAAATCCAATTGTATTGATTCCTGCTTGGAAATCACTTTTAGAAAAATATAATCTAACTGTTTGTGAGTTTACAAATTCTGCGATATATTTTGTATTTTCAACTAAAAATCTATTCTGATCCGCATTAGAAGCAGCAAATGTTCCAATACCTAATGCAACATTACCTTCTGTTCGATATACAACTTCCTCTCCATCAGTAAAGTTATGATCCCCCAAAAATGTAATAGTTTCTGCATTTTCTCCTATACCACCACCAAATGTTAATAATCTAGCATCAAAACTAGCATTTAAAAACTTATCTTCAACAACTGGTTCTAAAGCAACACCATCACCAGGACCTCCACCAGTTATACTAACGGAAAGAACTTTATCTAACTCTCTTGTCTGAGGATCTACCAAAATCTTCTCAACTGATCCACTAAGAACAGGTGTTACTAGTGCTGTTGTTCCTGATCCAGTATTAGCAACTTCAATAACTGGTGGATTTATAACATCATATCCAGTTCCTGAATTTAATACATCCGCAGAAAGTAATGGCCCTGAATAAATCTTATCTTTAGACCTATAATTCTTAATTTCAACACCATTTACCATCATACCAACAGTTTCAGTTGTGGTATCTGTCCCATCATTCTCTCTAGGTATTAATGGGAACTTTCTAAGAAGTTTTTGTGGTTGAATTTGCTTTTGATGTACGGATTTTACAGTAAAAGTATGTTTACCACCAATTCCAACAAGTAAAGGTTCAAATTCAAGATTTAAATCCCCTTGAATAAAAGAGTTAGATGCATATAATTTAATCTGTTGCTTGTTAGATAATACTCTAACATAATATGATTTACCTGTATCTAATCCTGTGATTGCGGTAGTTTCTGGTTCATAAACAACTTCATCACCAGTTAAGAATGGGACCTCTGTAGGGAAATTAATAATAGAATATGCTAATTCTCCTACCTCTGTTTGTATAGCATTAGATTCAGTGTTTCCTGCACCAATAAAAGTTATACCAGTTCCAACCACTATAGATGGTGTTGAAGGTGTAGTATCTTGTCTAAAAGTGTATGATGGGAGAGAGTTAGATGCAACATACATAAACTCTTCGCCATAGAATCCATAATCTAGGTCTTCGCTATAAACGTTCTGTACGTCCGCAAAAAGGTCTGAATATTGTAGAGGTACAAATTGACTTGTAGTCTTTTTAGGAACCCTTCTGATGGCGTGTGGGATACTCTCATCAGTAGAGAATCCAACAAACTCTAAAGTTACTTGTTTAAGTGAAGAATCAATAGCAGTAACTTTAGCATTTTCTACTTCTACATTTTTAGTAATATCGTTTATAATATCAACACGATCATCTATTTTTAAAAATGCATTATCAATTGAAGATTTTAGGGTTAATTGTTTTGTGCTTGTATTAATACCAGAACACTCAAAAGTAGAACTAGTATTATAAACCCATGAATTGGCAAATCTTTCTTTATCTGTTCTATCGGAGGCAATGCCTGGATTATTAATTATATCTCCTAATTCTTTAATTCTAATTTTTTCATTAGGTAATGCAAGACCTGCATCTTTTGCTAATTTTAAATCAGATATTATTCCTGCTACTCTTAAATTAACTGGTTTTGTAACATCTCCATTCTCATAACCAAATATAATATCATCTGATCTAATATCATCAGTTGCTGTAATAGGATTATCAATACCAGAACAATTTAAAAATTGATTTAGAGTCTTATCAGTATATGTTATGGTGTTAATGCCACTTATAATAGTACCAGATCCATTAAATCCAACAGTAGAATCAACAGTAATTACAGAAGATCCAGCTGAAACATTAGTTATTGATTTTGTATTTGGAGTTACTTGAAACTCCCCTTCTATAAGATCCTTATTACTGTAACCAATGAATAATGATAACTTATAATAAGTCTTATTGTTTCTAGTTACTATTTCAATTTCAGATATTGCTGCTTTTGTTCTAGGATTAGACTTGCTATAAATTGTCTGCCCTACTAATTGATTTACGTCTCCTGTTATTTTTTCTACTAAAACAACTTCTCTTCTGATGTATTCAGCATCAGATGGTTTTAACAAATACTTTTCTAAGTCGATAACAGAAGGTGTTACTCCAAAAAGAACTTTATAGAGTATTCTAAATGATTCTTCTGTACCTTTTGCTTGATAAAATGACCTTGCTTCCTTTATAAAATTACCAGCATCTAATTCTGGAACAAAATTTACATCTTCTAACCCAGGTGCAAGAGAGTATTTTACTTTTTTATAAAACTCTTTTAAAAATAAAGAACTTAAATTTTGTACTGGAGATTCATTATCATGATTTGCACTAGTTGAAGTATTAAATACTAACTCTTCTGAATCAAGAATATTATGATATGATGTTATACCACTAAAACCACGAACACATCCTGTAAATGTATTAGTAGTTAAACCAGTGTATGTAATTATCTCATCATCTATCTTTAAAAGACCATACTCATTAGGAAATCCTCTTGTACTTTCAACACTTACAGTCTTACCTATTGAGGTTACAGATGCAGTAAGGGAAGTAACACCTACAACAACCTGTGGTGTTAATTGGTCAAGACTTAAATATTGATCAAGATTATCAACTAAATCGACAGGACCTCCCTGATACTCCTGAGAACGGTAGTATTGTTGAAATAACTCTACTGTCTTAGGACTTTGATCTAAAATATACTCAGGTAATTGTCCCTCTATCAGTTGATGAACCTTTACTCTCGATTCGATACCAGTTTGTATCATATTTATCCTCTTTTTAGCTCTCCGTTGCTATAACTAGATGTTACTTTAAATCCAACGCCAGAAATCTTCTCACCTGAAGATATTGTGTCTTTAACCATATTTATCGTACTTTTTGAAACATCAAACTCAAGATATAAATCTTTTAATCCAACTACATCATTGGATTCTGGGAATGCTTGAATTTCAATGACATCATCTGCTACAACAGTACTTGTAATTAGAGTCGTTGATAAAATAACTTCTCCTTTTTCATAATCAACAACACCTGCAGATTTTATAACAACTCTATTTTCTCCAGTTTCTTCGATTGGTTTAACAATTGAAAGAACACCTTTCTTTTTGCATGGGTTTGGAATATCTGTCAAATAAACAACGTCTGATTCGTTAACAATCTTAAATCCACTACTTTTTATGTTAAATCCTGCAGGATTTACATGGAATTTGTTACCAAAACACAATTCATACTGTGCTTCTTGATTTATAAGTGCTCTTAAATTTCTTCTGACTATAACTCTAGTAATATTAGAGGTTATAGAGCGATCTACATCATCAACTACATTCAAAATCTTACTATATTTAAATCTACCACCAAATTTACTCAATTCTACTGAATCTGAGTAAGATTGGAGAGCATTTACAACATTTGTTTTTAGATTATTAACATTTGTAACTTGAGATGAGTTATAATAGACTGAAGAATCCACTTCAACATAAAGAATTTTAATATCAACAAGTTTTTGGTTGATTCCTGTTAATGAATAACTCTTTAATTTACTTAAAATAAAATCTTTATCAAAATCAGACACAAAATCGCCATTTTTTGGTTTAATACTGATTTTAACAGTACCAAATTCAGGTGGATCTAACTCTTCACCACCTACAACTGAGATAGATTCGGTGTTTGGGTAGATGTTTTGTATAATTGCCTCATAATCTCTTGCTGTAACTGCTCTAAATTGTGCAGCATACAGTCTTGGAGCAAAATATTTAACAGATTCTATTGGTTCTATGTCTGTTCCACTTGTACTTTTTGTAAGTGTGGTTAATTTTGCTGTTGTTACAGTAACAGGATTGTTTAAATTGTCTTTAAATGTACCTGAAAAAGAGAAATTAGCAGCACCATTACCTCCTGATCCATCTGTAACTATGTAAGAAATGAATATTTCTGTACCATTTTCCAATTTTTTACCAAAAATACCATCACCAAAGAGTAATTCATACTTTTCATCTTGTACTTCTTGAATTAAATATATCTCTGAATCGCTATCAATGCCAATAATGTTGTCTACGAGAGAATATTCTCTCCCAGGACCAGTTTCTCCATCACCTCTTACCGTAACAACGATGGTTTGTATGTCTATAAATGAGTTATCAAGTAAAAAACGTTGATCTAAACTACCATCAACCTTAAATTTCTTCCTTAAAAGCGATCCCTGATACACTAAAACTGGATTTTCAATGGTTCCAAACTGTGCTTTACCATTTACTACTGATGTAGTAATAGTTTCTGGTATTGAAAATATATAAGAACTATCATTTGTTGCACCAACACACACAGGTCCTCTTGCTTCAAGTGTTATTGATGGTAAACTTGTAGAACATTCTACATCTAATAGTATACTTGCCCTAGCAGCTGTTCTAGAACGAGGAACATATCCTATTCCTCTTGCTAAAGAGACAACATTTTCCCTTAAAGTTGCAGAATCTAAGAAAGATTCATTAACAATCATATTCGCATTAAACGAATTTATGTAAGTATTATATGCTAAAGTGTTTAAAAGAACCGAAAAGTTGGATCCTTCAAAATCAAAATCAGTAAAAGTAGAGTTTGCTCTCAGATAATCTTTTAACTGGGTCTTGATTTGATCAAAATCTAAGTTTGTAAATTTAGTAAAAGGCATATTATCTTGTTGCTTCTAATAGGAATGTGTAATTTTGTACTGGTGCCGATAATCCAACTAACGCAAACGAAATATGTACCTCAAAAGCATTATCATCTGGTTGTGCGTCTACTTTAACTCTTAAATTGGATACTCTTGGCTCAAAATTAAGTATTGATTCTTTAATTTCACGTTCAATTACCGATGCTGTAGCAAAATCGACGAAGTCAAACAATGATTTACGAACATTTGATCCGAAGAGACTATCAAAGAATCTTTCTCCACGAATAGTTTGAACGATATTACTTACTGATTTACGAATACACGCAGTATCTTTCAATACAACTAGGTCTTTTGTAACAGGGTGTGGTTCAAAAGATAAACTTATATCTCTAAATCCTCGTGATACTAATTGATCAGGCATTTATACAATGATTTATACAATACTTCTTCATTGTATTTAGCATGGTTTTACAATAAGTTAGAAAGGCCAATGATTATTTGGTTGTTCCCACCAAAAATGGAGGTCAAATTGCTCATTATCATAGTATAAAGATACAAAATCGCTCTTAAAACTACTATGTATGTTCTCACAAAGAGCAACAGACCATATATCAGCACCTGATGCCTTAGTCATAACATCATACATCCAAGTATAGTTACTTCCACGAATTACTCCTGCTTCAATTAAGACGAATTTATCCCATCTATTCTGCCATTTCATGAAGTTTTGAGTAAATTCAGTACGATATTCTCGTATATCTTCATCAGGAAAGGGTACATTAACTGCTTCAACATGAAAAATCTCCCTATCCACTGAAAGCGAATGAGAGAGATGTTGCGTTACTATAGCAGAATAATCAGGAGAGACCATTAAAAAGCAGGTATCAGAAGGATTAATAGGCAAATTCGCCATTTTTATCCTATAGGTCATCTCTTGGATGAGTGCCCTTTCTTTATCTTCCGATATAAAGAGCAGATTCTTCATTTTTTACCCTGTCCTCTATATCTTTTACGAGCCGAGTTACGCGAGGATGCAGCAAATTTTGAGTGTTTTCCTCTTCCTTGCCGAGATTTTTTCGGGTGTGCTTCGATTTTGTTTGCCATAAGTTAATGTCTTACTGTTTCAAGTGTTTCAGGTCGAGGGGTTCCCTCGCTATAAAATTTCTGAGAAAGATCCATCATAGTATCGAAGTATTCTTCCTCAGTTAAGTCTTGGTAGACGAGTTTCCCGCCCACCTTGATATCAAATAATTCTACTCTTTTCATGTCCTACACGAATACGAGGATCGCACCAGATTTCAAAACCTGCTTCTTTCGCATCAAGACAGAAAGATACGTCCTCTCCGCACATATCCTGCACTTCTCCTGAATCAAAGACTTGCATCTTAGGTGCGAACCATGGATAAGGCATTTCCTTATGCTCAAATACTCCATTTTTAATCAGTAACCATCCAAAACCTGTATAGTCTACTGTAAAAGGTTTGCGTCTCTTCTGTATAGTTTCAAGAGTTTCATGATTCATAACTCCACCATTGTTGCGGAAATCATCTTCCTCCAACCAGTGTGCAACTGAAGTAGTATGACCATCTTCAGTACAATACCAACCACCACAGATAGATCTTTCCTTAGTTGGATCAACATTAAGTTTCTCTCCAACTTTCTGTTTTGATACGTTTCCGTCTGCATCTAATACTGGATTACCATCCTTATCAATTATTTCCTGAATTACATCTTCTCTAGTGACTGCTTCTTCTGGTACAGACATCAATACTAATTGATAGAATTTCTCAGAGTTGAAAACAATATCACTATCAATCCATAATTGATAATCATATTTTAATTTACCATCCCAAGGTATCTGATCAGGACCACGAAGAACGTTTGCTCCTAAACACTTACATCTTGCAAAGTTCACCATTGAACTATAGTCTTGAGAAATCTGAATACTTGCTCCTGCTTGTACTAGATCAAAACATAGTTGAACGAATGACTTTAAAAAGATATAACTTACACCTCTACCAGGTAAACAGAATACTACTGTTTTTCCTTTTATTAATTGTCTTGCTAAAGCATAATCCCATTCTTCCTTCTTTGGTTTAGACTTGACAGGGGTCTTTGCTTTAACGGTAAATCCTTTAGCCATAATTACGTAACTGTTACATACACATCATACACTATTATATAGTGGTTGTCAATCAATAAGAATGTTCATCTAAAGAGGGTTTTTCTTTATGCATTTCTTTTACTTCGGTATATGATAAGTCTTCTTCTTTATATGATGTATGCATTAGACCAACCATTGCTTTAAGTGTAATCCAAGTTATTCTGAAATCCTCTTCTTTTACTGAATGTAGTATGCATTCATCCTTTGCATAGAAATGATATACAGTTTCAATGTCTTTAACCATCTTTCTGTTCTGATAAAATTATTTCATCCTGATCGGATAAGTCTAATTGTAGCACAGTTCCTTCATACCAACCCATATCGTTAACCATCCACTCAGGCAAATCAATCATAAAGTTTCCAGTTATAGGATCGACTTCTACGGGCGAAAAATTTTCTGCGGAATTTTTTTGCATATCATGTAATTCTCCTTAAGGTTTCGTAGAGTATTTGACTTTATGTATAATGTTCAATATTTACCTCTCGAATCGGGTCGTTTATAGCTTAATGGTACCTATGGATTTTATATACGGGGGGGCATAAACAAACCCCCGATCAACGGGGGACTGCTGTTCCACGAACTAATAAACTTTCATGGTTCGTAGATGTAACCTGATACAGGGCACTTAGGAAGTGAAGAACCTGTATAATGAGGAGACCAATAACCTGCAAGTTCAACGGTTGGGAGTGCGGGTTGATCAGTTACATAGTTTCCAGTATTGGAAAGAGTAACCCATTTGCGACCCCTGCTTTTGAGGTCGCTTGCCATAATCAATCTCATACTGCAAACCTCTTAACGCTGTGGTACGAATTGTACTGTCTGCAGATCCCACGAATCTGTTGATCAGTATCCCACTTGGTGTCGTCGGGGAACTGATTATCTAACGTTCTGATTCTGCTGATTTTCTGCCAAACGGATGCAGTACTGTGTTTTGTCTCTGGGAAGAACTTGAAGAAAACTGCCCGTGCGTTTTCCATGTCTGCCTGATTCAGTAAGTACGCATTCAACAGGCACTCTGTTTCTTCATCCGTGTAAGGTGTCTTTTTAGCAGATGCTGCTTTCTTTGCATCCTCTAAAAGTTGCCTTCCTTTTTTGAATAGCAGTCTCTCCTCCCTATCAAAATTGTGGAGACCGAATGCTTTAACCTGATTCTGTAGATCGTTGAACGTGTCTACTGCGTACTGTTCGGTTTCAGAAAATGGCATGATGAATGTTTTCGTGTATAGAACTATTATAAGGGAGGAACCCTACGAATTGGGGGTTTAGTGGACGGTTTAAGAAACTGGCACTTCCCAACTTGATTTTTCTATGTATCCACTACACCCTGTGCAGTAGAGTGCCGACCAACTAAAATGGTAGACCTTGGAAACTGTGGAGCAATCAGGGCAAGTGATTTCTTTTCCACTCTGCCCTGCTCTGGTGTAACGATCAACTTTTCTCATACCAAAGAATCCAAACGTGATTGAGGAACCTCTTTAAATTCTGGTAGATCATCATGCCCATCTTTAAACCACTTGTTGATATGGCGGGAGGTCGTTACAGACCAGAATTTCTCAGTCTTTACGAATCCTTCACCGAAGATGTATGCTGCAACAGGTGTGCGGTATGAAAACAAAATCCGTGCGTCGGGTGTTTCTACCTCTGCCATGTTGGAAGCAATTGGGGTTAGTTGCATTGATGCTCCTATTGGTGGATGTATTCATTATACTAAAAAACCCCCAGAGGTTGGGGGTTGTGTGTGCCATTATTTGAATTGGTTGCTGGTTGCCAATTTTGAAGGAAGTTCGACCAACTGCTGAACTTTTGGTTTTGCCTGTTCTACAAGTTGAAGAGCGTGGGGTCTTACAAGGTTGAATCCTTTTACAAGATCAGAAACCAGTGCATTGATTTCATACTCATGAATTGCCCATCTTTGCTTTACATCCTGAAGATAGCGTTGGGGGGTAATCAGTCCTCTTACACTTGGGCGTTTTGGTGCTTTGGGTGCTGCTGATTTTTTGGAGACTTTCTTCAGAGGTGTTTTGTTTGCCTCTGGTAGATTTGCCGTAACACCCCCTGAGAGTTCAACGGTTTGTCTCTTTACTGCTGTTGCCTCTGGTTTGCGAGTTCTGGTCTTGCGTACCGTAGGTGCTTTAGCAGATGCTGTCATAGGAATTGATTCCGATGTTTACTTTTATATTATAGACATAAAAAACCCCCTTTAGGGGGTTTGGTGGACAGTTTACCAATTGGGCAGGTACGGACCAAAGTTTGTGGGTAGGTAGTCAGCAGACCGCGGTCCTTGAATCAGGTTGAACATGCGTGACTGGTCAATGCGACCCGTTTTGAATTGCTTGTAGAATGTGGTCCAACGTCCTTGAAATTTGGTGATGCTTTTCATAGAATGATGTTTCAACAATTGTATTATGGCATGAAAAACCCCCTTGTAGGGGGTTTAGTGTGCAGTTTGGTAACTGTCTTAAAAATCATTGAGGATTGATGATTTACGCATCCTCAACTGTGTTCCAAACGGAGATGAATTCGCTGATCCACAACGCTTGATGTTCTGGGAGTAATCCAAGGTCTTGCTCATCAGCACTGCATGCTGGAAGGTTGTGTTTTTTGCAGTAGTCTGAATAGACGTCACAGAGAAAGGCGATTGCATCATACTGGTTGTTTGGGATTTGAAAAGGGTTGTTTGTTGCCATGTCTGTATTATAGGCAAAAAAGAGACCCCTGTTAAGGGGTCTTGTACCACTTATTCAATTGTCATAGAACTGTGCCTTCTTCGGATACTTCTACAATATCCTCAAGAACTGCAAGGATTTCATTTCCATTGTCAGCGTTGTCAAGAAGGAATTCTGCGAATGCTTGTGACATGATAATAGGAGTGTCGGTTTACAAGTGGTAGTTTCCTATCGCCCCTAATCCTGAAACTACCAAAGGGGATTAGAGCAGTTGAGAGGTTCGATTTAAAGACGATTAGTGAACGTCACCCTTGCCTCAACATTTATATAATACCAGTTTTATGGGGGTCTGGCAACCCCATGTGTGCCAGTTTAAGAAATGTCCTCCTGTAGTCTGAAGGTTGAACGTGGTCTGATACAATCTACAATGAGATGATACTCATCTCTGTCCTCGTAGATTTTAAGTAGTGCTTCATACACTTTAGGATCAAGCGGTTGCATAAGACCTCCCGAATCTTTCTGCGTAGTATGAGATGTTAACATAGTCCCTCTTCAGAGTACAGATTTGGACGATTTCCGCCAATGCCAACCAATGGTCTGATGAATAGACATCTGGATTGCCCCATTCAGAAACTGCTATTTCATTTTCAATATCGAAAGATCCATTCTCTAAAGCGGGACAACTCATAAGGGTTCCATCTTCAGATATCCAGAATCCCATTCCAAATGAGTGGGAGAAAACGATTTCAGGTTTTGGCATTTACCTCCGTGTGTATGGTCTTATTATAACCCCCACCAGTAGCAGTGGGGGAAAAAGTGGACAGTTATGCAACTGGTACAAACCGTCCACTGTTGAAGTTCGCATATGAGAAAATATGCCTATAAACTAATTTGTGCATCCCGTACTGATTAGTCTTTACAAACCCTTCACCTATATGCTTATCATATCCTAGGTATGCCTGAACAGAATCATTATGGGTCAACCTACTCATGACCTCCCCTTTAATCGATTGTACTAATTGCCAGTACTTCATTAACCCTGCATGGATCCCGTAATTTTTGGGATCCACTTCTCTACCTTCCCTATAATCTTTATTTATTTTTTTCTTTAACTCCCTCGCCGTCTTCTCATCTACAAACTGGACCCCCTTCGCCATGTACCTGACAAAGTCAATTGACTTTTCCAACTCACTAATCGGTTCTCTTTCTCTGACCTCAGTGCCAACAAACAGACACTCATCCTGCTTTTCCCAATTATAAAAATAGGGAAACGACTTCATAGGGTGTGCTTCGGCATTTGCAAGATTGCCTTCACACTGCGTGGTAATATACTGGGTATGTGGTGCAATTATTATTTTCTGCTCTACCACGTCGGGGAATTTATAGGTAAGGGTATTGGGTTTATATTCATCAGAACCCCCGAACCCTATGAAGTCACCTTGAAAAACCATGTAACCTAAGCGGTGTGGTATGTGGTCTAAACACGCATGGAGAATTCTTGCAACTTCTCCACTGTGATTTGCGTCTATGTCCTCGTGTGAGTAATTGATCTTGATTTTGATCTTATTAAAGACGCTTTTAGTTCCCACAAAGAATTTGTGAGTTTTGGGATGATTGCCCCATACCACGGCGGGTGCACCATCATATTTCAATGAAGTGTGCCCACCCCCTGTGAACCAATCCAACACGGATAAATCCCCTGTTAGGATTGTATCTTCGGGATGCTCTAGGTGTGTGTTTTTCATACTCTTAGTATAGCAATAAAAAACCCCCTTGTGGGGGTTGAGTGTGCCACTTTAAAGACTGTCCTCTATTGGAGTAATGAGAGATGAGAACGAAGGAAATCCTTTGTGAATACATCTGTACCAAAGAATTCTTCAATGAAATAATCAACTGTTATTTCTTCCCTAGCACAGAAAATCTCAACGACTTTCCACTCAAGGTCAGTTAGTTCAGGCATAAGACTCCTTTGGGGTGTACTCTTTTAATATAAGCGATCTTATGCACGAATGGGAATTATGGGTGCCACTTTGCCAACTGGATTCAGGCTGGAATTTTTGCCAATAAAAAAGGACAGTTGGGTTACTGTCCGTTTGTGTAAGATCCCATCAGGCAATTGCCGTATCTTACTTCTGCGTATCCGTACTCTTCGGATAAGTCGAGGCATAATCCCCAACAGTCGTCAAGGTCAACAAATGAGGAATTCTCATAAGGTGCGGATGGGCAGTGAACTGAATATCTCATAGTTTTAAATTCGTGTGTATGCTATTATTATACACACGCAACCCCCCCATTTGGGGGATTGGTGTACACTTTACGAATTGACCCTAGGTGGGTCAACCTTACAGTCGCCCGATGCAATCCCCAAAAGGACTTTATCAGATAACGAATCAAATGCCTTAAAATCGAAATCAGGTGGCAGACCTAGATCGACAAAATATGCGATGATGTCTGTTAGACACTCATCCTCTGAGGATGAAAAAGAGTAATTGAATTTTGGCATCAGTTCGACTCCTCGAATCTTTCAAGAGCAAATTCTTCTGCCAATGAATTCAGAGTTTCAACGGATTCCTGAAGTCCAATTTGACTTGCTTGTAAATCTGCAAGCATCTCATCAAAAAAATCCTCTTTGATGATTTCATTTTCTAGGCAACTCATTCAGAACTCCTTTGGTGTACTTTTAAATTATAGTCCCTCAACCCTACGAATTGGGGGTTTAGTGGACAGTCTGGAAACTGTCCATGGGCAGCTGGAATTTTTTACAATTCCAGTTTATAATCATAAGTATCCTGCGAACTCCATTCCTGGTTCATCATAGAACCATTGAACTGAAACCCTATCATATTTCTCTTTCAATTCTGCTGCAATCTCTTCGGGTGGACTCCATGCAGTATCAAAATGAATTACGCAATAATCTTCATCATCATCCCCCCATTCTATATGATCTCTGTGCACATCCCATTTAGTTCCCCAATTTTCAACTTGCCAATTATACCATCTATCATCATGAACACCAGTTGATTCAAATACTAAAGTCTTACTTTCAATCGGGTTCCCATTTGGGTGGAAGTACTGTTTTTCAACTGGTAATTCTCCAACTTCGCCACGCTTGCGTCCTAAGTATTCAAGATCTTCTTCACTTAAAGGTAGGTTCTTCCAATCGGGTGGTGGGAGAATCTTTTGAAAGATATTGTCTGATAGGAACAATTCCTTGATTTCTTTAAGTTGTTCTAGTGCCTCTTCGCTATCTTGACAGGAAAAGGTTACTCTATTGCTGCACCAATTTGGCATTAGTTTAACCTCCAATCAATTTTTAGATGATCATCATCATGGCAACGATCTAATGCATCTATGTCTTCATTGCCATCTTCATCATAACAAGCAAAGATGAACTCTTCGCAGAAATACTCAACAGAGATGCCACCTAGTCGTTCACATGCCCTGAGTATGTCACCAATTTCATCATCTGCAAGGTCCATCTCATCAATGCAGAATGCAATGTCTTTTTCAAGTTGTTCAGTACTCATGATCCTCCTTGATTGTGTACATTCTTATTATAAGGGTAAAAGGGGGTCATGTAACCCCCTAGTGGACACTTTGGTTACTGTCTATCTTAGGTAAAGATATCCTCCTGCCCAATCTACGAAATTTGGATCTAGTAACTTACGTAGATCTGTTGGTTCGCAGAATGAGAATCTAACGTATTTTGTGTGTGGTGCCCTCCATGATGCGGGTTTGTATACGTTACCTAGGACAGATTTCTCTTTTCCTACGAACGAATGAACAGATCCATCGCGCCACTCATTCCTATCTTGGAAGGTGTCGAATTCTTGTTGTATGATCTTATAATACTTTCTTCCCACTTCAAAGCGGAACTTCATTAGGTTAGCAGTCCCGTTTGCAATTGCGTCTAATTGCTGCTGTGCAAAACTTTTCTCTATATCCCCACGCTCTTGATCAAGATTTCTTTCCAAGCACCTTTTATGGTAGTTGAGATAGTTTTGAGTAATGGCATTGCAGTAATCCTTTACGTACTCCAAAAGGAAGTTTTGGTCTGTAGTTTCAGTGAGAAGAGTCATGGGTGTGTTTGTTAACTTAGTTTTATTATAAGCGCGGTAGTTTAAATCCGCACTGAGTTGTATGCCAGTTTCTAATCTGTCCCTTCCCAACCTTTTACATTTTTTACTATCGTATCATATGATGTAATCTCATCATTATCTGCCACTCTATTCTTTTCCTCTTCAGTCTCGCACGGTACCAAGAAATTTACCTCAAACTCATCAGTGTAATCTTTGTAGTTGGTAATTTCCACAGGGCACTGGTCTAACCATTCCTGAAATTGCTCATATTTGGTCATGGTGAAATAATCTCCTCATAAAGATCATCAAATTCCTGAGAGTCCCAACCCTTGGCATCGGGCACGTCCATCTCATATGCAAACCCAACTAGTTCAACAAGCATTTCTAATTGGGAATCGGTGAAGGTCTTAATGTGTTTCATAATTCTATTGTATACTAAAAATCCCCCTTTAAGGGGGATTATGGGACACTTCTAGAAGTGGACTAATGCAGACTTCCAATATTGAAAGTCGGTTGTTGCTTTCATCTCATTGAACATACTCTGAACTTCGGAATAATCAGCATCTGTCCATTTTACCCCGTCTTGCGTCTCAGTGCACTGCCAACCGATTACCTGATTCATGAAATCTTGAAATCCCGCAGATGCAAGGGCAAGGTTGTAAAGGGTCTCATCATTCTGAATCCAGAGAGAAACGTTCCAGGTTTCGTAGTTTTTCCAACCGTTCATAAGAAATCCTTTGTTGACTCTTTAATAATAGCAATAAAAAAACCCCTGTGGGGGTTTAGTGGACAGTTTCTCAGGTGGTCTACCTGATATCAAAATGATTTACCCTGTCTTGTTGGGATGCATATTCATACCCATAGATCTCCATCAGATAATCACGGACCCTTTCTCTGTCGAGACTGTCGCCATTGCCCCATGTCATCCCAGGGACACTAGTGTCTGGATTTTC